AAAGACATTCGCAAGGACATGGACACAACTGAACTCAAAGTCAAACTGGTGGCCAAAAAGTCCGGCAACTATCAGGTCAAAGGATTGCCGGCACAGAGCAACATCAATGACATTCGTGCTTACTTGAAAGAATATCAAATTCAAACAGGCAAGAAGGTGGACTTTGTGATGATTGACTACTTGGACTTGCTGATGCCGGTCAGTGCCAAGGTTAGTCCTAACGACTTGTTTGTGAAAGACAAGTATGTTTCAGAAGAGTTGCGTAACTTGGCCAAAGAACTCAATGTGTTGTTTGTAACAGCTTCGCAGTTGAATCGTAGTGCAGTGGAAGAAATTGAATTTGACCATAGTCATATTAGTGGTGGTATTAGTAAGATCAATACAGCTGACAACGTGTTTGGTATCTTTACAAGTCGTGCCATGCGTGAACGCGGCAAGTATCAAATCCAGTGTATGAAATCGCGTAGTTCTACAGGTGTAGGGCAAAAGATTGATCTAGACTACAACATTGAAACTATGCGTATCACTGATCCAGGCGAAGAAGCTGGTCCGGTTAACTCATTTGCTAAAGGCAACTTACTTGATAATATCAAAGCAAAGAGCACAATGATTAGTAATAGTGAGTCAACAACTCACGAAGATACTGGCAAAATTACAGCAGATGTGCAAAGTGCCAAATTAAAGCAATTACTTGGGCAAATTAAGAATACCTGATTTTTATTGCCTGTTATATAATCAAGGATTATTTAAACAAATTTAAAGATTGTAGTGCAGTATTACCAATTATAAATTCATTATCTGCTACTTCTGCAACTACAAATAATTGGATTGAATACCTGGATAAGTTAGACCAAATACGGTCAACCAATTGAAGAGAATCATTGTCGCAACTAAGTCAACATGTTGTGTAACTTTGGCAAATAATCTGCCATCTTTATTTTTTTAGCGGTATCTTGAATTTCTACTTGTTTTAACATCATTTGATAATTTTGTTGATCTTGATCTGTGTGTATTGGACCAACAAAAGTATTATAATCGGTTGCAGATAATTGTTTCTTTAAAACTTTTTTAATTGATTCTGGAAGTGCTCGTGGCTGTAACCAATTTGGATTATAAATTGGATTTACAGAATATATTATTTTATTTTTATTAAACCAGTCGATGGTTTGATTGTGATACAAAATATTCAGATTGCTTAGTGTATAATTTGAACTAATATTATCTGTTAGATCTCGGAAAAAATTTAAATTACTAATAAGGTCGGCCCATTTAAGTGGATATCGCATGTATTCAAACACAGATTCTGTGCCGTCGATGCTGATAGAAAAATTAATATTTTTAAATTTTGATAAAACTTGTTTTTGCCTAGTAGTTAATTCTACGCTACCGTTTGTGACCATACTCAAAAATACATTATTGTTACCTAGCTCAATGATATGTTCTAGTAAATCAAAGTTTTTCTTTTCATACAGTGGTTCGCCGCCGATAAGGCTCAACATTTTGAGTTCTTTAAAATCAACTTTTGTTTTTACGTTATCTAGGTCAACAAACTTGTATTTTCCCAGTGGAATTGATGAATCAGTCTGATGATCTAACTGTGCCCAACTACTGCTAGCACCAGAATTGCAGCTTACACAAGTTGCGTTACAAGTGTAGCTGGTCAATAATTTCAGCATTAAAATACGGTCTAACTTTCCTTCTATCGCATCAGTTTGTATTGACTCCAAATCACGATCCCAGTAAAAATCCAACGCACTATTTTTTACCTGACGATCACTTTTGAGTCCGTGTTCTTCAAGATTCCAACATTTTTGACATGCTGAAGTTTTAATTCCTGCTAACAAATCAGACTTAATCTGATCAATATTGTATTTTTTGGGTAGTAAACAACAATGAGTTTCTTTAGAATTCCAATTTATTTCTCTTCCTACCCAGGGTAAAACGCAAAATGTATCCATATTGTATTTAACTATTAAACATGCTACAATAGAATAAATAATAAAAAGGTCCTGTACTGATATGCAAAAAAAGACACGCAGTTTATTGGAAGAATTAGACTCAATGTATGTTGAGCGTGATCAGCGCCACGTTATTGAAAACCGTGCTGCCAATGTCATATCTAGTGCTATACGCTTGCTGGAGCAGATTGATTCCAGTTACAGCGCAGAAGATGCCCAGAACCTACAACGCAAATTACTCAATGCTATCAACCAGCGTGACCCAGGCAAGTTTACCCGCACAGTGAGACGCACAGATGCAAATTCATGAAATAACACAACGTCGTGTAGACGAAGGCGTATGGAATAAAGCTATGGCGTTGGCTAATTACTATGCTGGAGATTATGCCAAGTCAGCTGAATATTCTCAAAAAGAACTTCAAAGTCAGGGACGCAATTCTTCCAAAGAAGTAGACCCTAAAACTGCTTGGAAGACAAAATATGACAATCTAGAAAAAACTCCAGGCATGACAACTTATATCACAGGTCTAGCACAAGAATGGCTTAAATCACCTGATGCAAAAAATGCAACACGGGCCAAGCCTGGTCAAATGAGTTCAACAGTAGCCGCAAGCAAAACTGGACAAAACATGCAAAAAATGTTTGGCCAACCCAAGGGTGGAATCCAAGGTATGCAATCTGATTTGGAGGAAGCACCAATGGATCCTGCTAAGCTGGCCCAAATGAAACAACGGGCTCGTGGTGTAACCACGCCAACTACCACATCTACACCAACTACCGCATCTACACCAACTACTGCATCTACACCAACTACCGCCCCAGCACCAGCTGACTATGCAGGAAAATTCCAAAAATGGTCTGATGAAAAATTAGTAACCAAAGTAGACGGAACTTTTAATCAATTTGTGACCATGGATGAGGTTCGTAAGGAAATTCCAAAGCTTAAAGAAAAACTGGATTCTGCATTGGCACAGATAACCAATACTCAAGGTACAGCCCAACATATTGCGGCCATACAAGAATACTTGAAACTGGCCTCAGCTGGCGTACAGGCCATAGGACAAAAGGAACGTTATGATGCAACACAGGCAAAATATAAACCTAGCGACCCCAACAACCCTAACAGTAAAACTAACCAATTAGGACTAACTAATCGTCAAATGCAAGGTTTAAAAGCACTGGCACAAACTCCAAACGGTAAAGCACAAATACTCAAAGACTTGGGCATTGTATAATGAACTTACTTGAAGGCGGCAATGTATTCAAAGACGGCAATGGACGAGCTGTCACACAACGAATCAATCAAACCGATGTTAAATCGACCTTGGCGTGGCTTGAAGAAATGTTGCCAGGCCTCGACCTACAAAACAACACCCTTGGATCAACTGGTATTAAAGATACCTCGGGCGATTTAGACATTGCTGTTGATGCTAAACAGTTAACCAAAGAACAATTAATTGCACAATTGACCCGTTGGGCAGTTAGTCAAAAACAAAAACCTGAAGAATGGGTCAAGCAAACTGGCGCTGGAGTACATTTTAAAACTCCTATCAACGGTCGTCCAGACCTAGGGTATGTGCAAACAGATTTTATGTTCCTTAACAATGTCCCTTGGAGTAAATTTGTCCTCGGTGCCATGCCACTTGATTCAAAGTACAAAGGTCGTGAGCGTAATGTGTTGATGAACTCAATTGCTAAAAGCATGGGTTATAAATTAAATCAAGTTGGCGGCATCGCTGATCGTGCCACAGACAAAATTATTACTGACAATCCTGATGCTGTAGCTAAACTATTATTAAATAAAACAGCTACACGTCAAGACCTTGCCAGTGTAGAATCAATACTACAATCACTAAGCACAGATCCCAACCGTGATGCCAAACTAGCAGACTTTAAACAGCACATGGAACGCGAAGGACTGCCATTTTTAGAAAGTGCCGAACTGTATCAACCGGTAACGGATGTAAACTTCTTGGCTCGACTACGTGATCGTATTGTAAATCAAGGCATGCAGGTCATTGTTGAAGCTGAAGTACAAGGCGGCCGCGCCAAAGGCATTGAACACTTAGAAGATCTTGTGTTCCGTAATGGCAGTGCTGGTATTAAACGAGCCTTGGACATTGTTAAACACACCGCAGAAGATACAGGCAAGACCACCACAGTTAAATGGGACGGCAAACCAGCACTGGTATTTGGACGTGACCCAGAAGGAACTTTTATTTTAACTGATGTTTCTGGATTTACAGCCCGCGGATATGATGGATTATTTGCTAGCCCGCAACAAGTAGGACGTCATCTGGCACAGCGTGATGCGGACGCAGAAGCCCAAGGCAAATCTGCTAACCGTGTTGAAACATTGTTGCCAATTTATCAACAACTATGGCCCTTGTTGGATGCCGCTACTCCTAAAAACTTTAGAGGGTATGTGCAAGGAGATTTGTTATACACACAACAGCCTCCAGAACAAGCTGGTAATTTTGTGTTTACTCCTAATACTGTAGAATATAAGATTCCTGTAGCCAGTGAAGTTGGCCAACGCATTGCTAAAAGTGATGTAGGTATTGCTATGCATACAAGATATGCTGAACCCGGAGCTCCAAAAGAACCCATTGGTCGCGTTGACTTTAAATCGGTGCCTGGCCTATTGTTATTAGAGCCAGTTTACGCTAAAGAAAATGTGCGCCCAAACCGTCAATTAGTGCAACAACTCCGAGATGTTTACAATGCTCAAGGCGCCGCAATTGATCAATTGTTTAATCCTGCGGATCTTAGAACTTCACAAATTACTGATTTGCCTGCGCTCTGCGTAGACTATATCAACAGCCGCGTGGGCACAGGGTTTAATAATTTATTAACTGATTTTGGTCCATGGCTACAACAACGAGTTACACCTAAAAAATTCAACAACATTGTAGAATATATTCAAAGTCCACG